AGCACACAAAACGTCAATAGGTTCCAAGTTGTGCGCACCCACCTCTCGTACATCATCATATATCTTTGCATCAGGCCAATGCTTTCGCAGTATCTTCTGACAAAAAGGCTTCTGTTCTATTTGCCAAACTGTTTTGCTGTTGGGTATTGCTCGTTCAAGACCAAGTTCAAATCCTCCAATACCGGAGAATGCAGATCCAATCCTTATCATGTTGCACCAGTGTGTGTATTTATTTGTAACACACCTATGCTTTCTTAGCTCGTTTTCCCTGGGACTTTCTTCGGATGTTGGCACGCTTCTTTGCAGGTGACACCTGTGACGCTGTCTTTGGAGTCTTCTTTGATACACGTTTGGTAGGCCTACAGTATTCTGTCTTGCCTCCTGCTCCGCAGGGTTTCCCTGTCTTTACGTCTTTCCACTTCTCTTTCTCCCAACGTTTGAGACGCTCCTTTCTTTGTCTTGCGTACCTTTCCACTCTTGCCTCTACACTTGGCTATAGCTTGACTGGCACGCGCACTCGGGAACTTCTTGTACGAACTCTTGACCTTATGATAACATCTATCTTTTGCCATTCTTCTTCTTCTTTGCGTAGATTGCTTTCTGTTGTTTAATGGCTTTCTTCTTGGTCATTGGCTTCTTGGTGTTTGTCCCTTTGACCTTGTAACCACTCTTGTACTTCTTTACTGGCATCTTTACTACCCTCCAAAACAAACAAATACTCTATCCATAAGAGTACATAATCCTTATCTTTGATCTCAGACAAGGCTCTGAAGAACCATATCAAAGACACAACGGATGGTTGGTTGCGTCCTTTTACCCACGCATACACACTGTTCTGGTGGATACCTGCACGTATCGCTACTTTCTTCAGCTCGCCATGTGCAAGATGACTCTTCAAAAACTTCTTTAACATTGACCACGTCTTCCTTTTAAGTATTGCTTTAGCTGCTCAATAAGGAATCGTCCACAACATAATGTATTTCCAAACTGCTTATGATAATACACATGGTCCCATGATAGGTCATGCTTCTCGATCAGTTCACCAACGAAAGCCATCAACTTTTCAAACCTAGGTTTGGGACAATGATAGTCTTGAAAGTTACCAGTTACACAAAGACCAATGCTGTCTTTGTTGAATCCTTTGGTATGCGCACCACTACGATTAATGTTCCTACCCTCTGCGATAGTACCATCTTCAAGGCACACATAGTGGTAACCTATACCACGCCATCCACGTGCTTTATGCCAGCGATCAATGTCCTCTACTGTTGTAGAGACTGGACTTGCACTGTGATGTATGATGATCTTCTTTATAGTACGCTTACCTCTCGGCATCAAAGTCCTCGCCAATGTCAGCAGCCAACACACCCAAAACAGCAAGGAGATCTTTCACAAGTTCTTCCTTTTCTTTGGGAGTAAATCCACCCTGTGCATAGTTTACCAGCTTACCAATCAATGCAAAGATTTGTACCCACGAAGCAGGAGTTATATCAATCTTTGGCATTAGTATTCTCGATAGCTATAGCCACGAAAACCTTTCGCTGCTGGTTTCTTCATTCCACCTTTGCGTACCTTGATTGTTGCATACGCTTTAGGATTCTTCTTGTTTACTTTTTTACCGTACATGGCTCCTCCATATTTGTTGGACATATTGTTTTTGCAACCACAACCCATCTTATCTCCTCGTCTTCTTCTTTGCACTAGGTCTTTTTGTTTTCTTTCCACCTGGCCAAAGATCTTTGCAAGCCCAATAACCTGCTGTAGTTTGATCTTTCTTTGATGAGCATTTGTGTCGCGCACGAAATGATGATTTGGCTGAATCAGAATAGTTGTGTTCGTATCCTTTGGCTCCATACTTGATGAGCTTTTGTCTTCCTGCTTTGCATCCCAACACTACCTTCTTTTTTTTTCCATAGCCAGGTTCTCCTTTACGCAAAGCACGAGGAGAGTTGCACTTCATATTCTTTTTATTTATTTGTTTGGGCATTTTTTATTACTCTTACATCTTTTGATATGTCATCTAGTTTCGATGATAACATTTCCATATTGTGCTGGTACATGATTCGATCACTATCACACCTTTCCATCATAGTAGATATTTGATCAACATACAACTGTGATATATACCAAAGCGCAACACATGCCAATACTGTTGCGCCACCTTGCCCTAATATAAGACTAATCAGTTTCTCTTTATCCATGATTACTCCATAAAAAAAAATGCCTCCCCCATTATGATGGGAGAGGACTTACATATAGATTATGCCCAGTAACGAACAACGTAGTTGTCAGATGTAGATGGCTGTGCGCCAAAGGTAACAGTTGTTGTTCCACCAGATGTAGCAACAAAATACTGATCAACTCCAGATGGAGTAACTGTAACTTGCTCAATAAGTACACCATTACGGAATACCATAACACCTGCAATCCATTCATTAGGTACTTCTTCTGAAAGGTTATAGGTAACAGTAGCAGCTTGGATTGAAAGAGGATCAATCTGTGGAGCAAACGCAGCCTTAGGGATTGTTACAGCAGCTGCTGCAATCTGACCTGTATCGATTCCAAGATCAGATACTTTAAGACCGGACCCACTCTTTGCAAGTGTAGCACCATCAAGATCAACAGTAAGATCAGATACAGCAGCAGAACCGTTGTATGCTGTCATGCTGAGTCCATCACCTGCGCTCAAAGAATCAAGGTTTGCACCAAGAGCCTTACCAGAAATAGTAGAGTTTGCAAGTTTGGCATTTGCGATTGCACTGTCAGCAATATAAAGACCATCTGCATCTTTGGTAAGACTACCACCGGATTCTGCTTTAAGTTTAAGGTCCAGCTTTGCACTGGTAAACTGAAGACCAGGATTGGTAGCAAGATCAACGGAGATAACATCGGGATCTCCAGCTGAGTTAATGTCAATACCATCACCACCCGAAAAAGAATCGGGTACTTGTGCATCGACATAAGTCTTGATTGCTGCTGCTGAAGCAAGTTTGCTAGAACCACCTACAAGTGTAGTCTCAATGTCGGAAGAGTTAATCTTCGCGTACGATACTGCACCGTCAAGTAGTTTGTCTACGTTGATAATCGAATCAACGAGCTGATTTCTTACGAGTTGAATAGCCATGTTAGTCTCCTATAAAGGCTGATATACTGCCACAAGGACAGTCCCTGTTTCGGGAACGAATGAAGTTTGAAAGTTTCGAGCATCGACGACAGTGATTTCCACCCCTGTTCTCTGTCTCACTCCATTGTAATATATCACCAAACTGTCTGTATTAAAGGCTTGGGTAGTAACGAATGTCTGTGTAACACCATCTATTTGTGTACTGACATCATCTTCTTTGCTTCCGGTACCAAAGGCTCCAGATGTATTTCCAAACGCGTCTACATTACATGGAATCGCAACCATCATACCCTCCACGTAATCTTGACTTCACGTACATTGACTGTTCCTGTATCGGTCTTCACCCATACTTTGGTAGGCCATGTGTCAGCTACATCAATCTCAATCTTAATCACACTACTGGTCAATGTACTGGTTGTAATCCCTGTACACAATCCTACCTGTGTATCTCCAATAATACACTTGTCTCCATCTGCATCCTCAGTCACACGCACTGTCAAACTATTAGCCCCACTCAAACTATCTCCGTATATCCACAATGCAGACAACGTACCACTCAATACAGGGTATGCACGAAACCCTCGCTGAGTAGGTAACAGGTCAAACCCTACAAAACTTGTGCCTACTTCTTCGTCATACCGTTCTAATAGTTTGTAGTGTTCCATATCTATCTCTTATTTTTGAGCGACTCTTCTGTACTCTTAATCTCGTTTTGAGCGTTCCTCAATAATCTTTCCATAATAACAGAACGTTTTGTCGCCTTGGTTGGAGTAAACAATCCTATCATATATAAGTTGTACATGAGATTTACACGTGCATCTAAATCCTGTTGGTTCAAACTTTTTAAGTATACAGATTCTGTTGGCAATCGTTCTTCCCCTTCGGGAGTTTGTATACGTGGATCTCTATAAGAAAACATTTCAGCTCGTCTTGTTTCCTTTTCATATCTTGATTGCGCTGCTGGACCATACGCAAATGGATTGAAAAAATCCAAAGCAGATGATCTTGATGTTACTTCTCCAAACGCAGTCAACCCAAGCATTCTGTGCCAAAGGTATAAGTTATATGAAGCCAATCCCTCATCTGTTCTAGGAAAATCAAAGTATGTTCCTGCTGGATACAGTATCTCTCCTGTTTCAGACCGTACAGGAAAACGAGTCAAAGGTCTTCCAGGTGTAAGTTCTCTTGGCACAAGTCCATATAGTTTTATCAACTCGAGCATGTTACCATTTTGCTCTGCATCGTATATAAGTTCAGAAGGGAACGGTATAGGTCGTTCTTCAAATCTTGCTCTCATACCCTCAAAAACTATATTAAGAAATGGATTGCCTGTTGCATATGTTTGTGCTGCACCTTGTGCTTGTGTCGAAAATGCTGTACCCATCAAATCATGAAACGTATGTTCCCATTCTTTCTCTTCTGGAGTCTTATTGGAAAAGCCATGAGCAATCGTCAATGACGCACGTGACATCAAATCAAACATAGCAATCGATGGATTCACAGGACCAGATACATAATAGTCTTGTTCCTCTGTAGATGTTGTAAATATATTAAAGATACGTGACTTCTGTTGTTCAGACATCACACGATCTTCTGTATCTCTGTTCAATCTTGCTTGTGCTTTCATCAGTCCCACAGCAGGATTAATAGTATCTCCAAGTACCGAACGATAAAATGCGTTTATTGTTTCAGCACCCATCGTTCGCATAAAGCTATAAAAGTACAACCAGCTAGAGATATATTTCTTTTCAGCCTGTGACAAAGAACCATAGTCCAACATAGATCTTCTGGCTTTCTCTGCTGCTTGTTGTATGCTTTCACCATTCTTGATTGCATCCATAAATACAAATCTACGCATTTCTGTATCTTGCATCTTTGCAAACTCTGACCATACATTCTTGCCAGATGGGTCTAGGTGATCAAATATCTTGCGTGCCAATCCTGCTGGATGATTGTAATACCTTGCAAAACCATCTACTGTCATTCCAGAATCAATCAACAAACGATTGAACTGTGTATCAAGAAAGTCAGCATCAGCTCTTGAAAACTCTACTCCCTCATCAAGCATAGCTTTGCGTAGTTCTCCTGCTGTCATATCTCGTATTGCACCATCTGCTTGTCGGATAATCACTTCATCAGCAGGTGCAAATAAAACACGATTCGAATCTAGAAATCCAGTGTAAGACTTGAATCCCATCTTTTGAGCAAGTGTTGCAACAGCAGGATCTAGCCCCATTGTCATCGCTTGGCCAACAAAACGTGTTGCTGTTCCTGCTCTCATGCTACCACTACCCAATGAAGCAAGTATAAATATGGAGCAGTCATACGATTCATACTAAAGAATCTCAAAGATGGAAGTAGACCTCCACCAAGCATACGTGCAATAGACCAACGCCGAAAAAATCTTGCACCATCTGTCAAATAGTATTGCAAAAACTTAAATGGATTCTCTATTGCAAATCGTGAATAGCCAAGGTTTGCAAACTTTTGCTCGAGTTCTGCAATAAACTGTTTGGTTTTCTTATTATCTATAATCTCCAACATTTGATTCATCATCTTTTGATGTGTATCACCATAGATTACAGCAACATTCTTTGCTCCCAAGTATTCAATACGAGGCTTCAGTCTTCGAACATTGTCTACCATTACATCATTGTTCACACCAAATCTTCCAAAGTAATCATTCAAAGATTGTATCTGCTGCGTAAACAATCCATCCATCACACCATCACTACGTAGTGTAAGGTTGTTCAAATACTGTGACCGCATAGAAGCCAACAATCCGCCTTGCGCAAACAAGTCATCCTTCACCATGTCAAAGATCTTTGCTTCTTCGTCAGTCAATCCTTTCTTGTCAAACTTCTTAGACATCTTCTGAAAAATATCTTGGAAATCCTTTTCTATTTTATTGAATGTCTGACTTGTTAAATGACCATTACGATACAACTCTACAACCCAATCATCCATGTCATAGATAAAAGGTGTACCCTCCTTGGATACTTTATCAAGGTATCTTTGTACAAAACTCTTCTTGACTTCGCGACTACTATTCGTCCATATATCTTTGGCCATACCATCGAACAATCTTTCTCTAATAATATGAGTCATCAGCTCGATCTTGTCATCGTCAATCAATCCCTTTTGATTTGCCATAGATAATGTTATGCGCAACTCCTCAGTCATCTGGTCTGAGATTTTTTCTACGTTACTCAATGACAATGCAGAATCTGCTGTACGTTCTAGGTCTACAAATATATCGGGTGACTTCGTAATAAAATCATCAATAGCAACCTGCATATCCATCGCACGTTGTGTCTGTACCATTTGCTTTACAAACGGCAAAGTATACACTTCGTCTCCTTTATATCCTGCCCTCAATCCATAGTTCTGCAAACTTGGATCTAGTCGTCTCAACTCAGCAATAACTTCTTTGTATGTCTCCAATGTCAAAGGTTTTATATTATTGCCGGACCAATACGGCTTGGTCTTATCAATACGTATTACATCATAAATGTTATCAGCCCATCGAGGAGTCAAAGGTTTTACACCCGATGGAGCAACGAAAAAATCAGCAACCATATTTTTCCATGTACGTGCAGAATATATTTCCTTTGCTGCTACTTGCATGTTTGCTTCGATAAAATCTACTTGTGCAATCAAGTCATCATATCCAATGTCAGAAGCCTTAACTCCCAACTCTTGTGACAAAAACTCTGTAATGTTATCTCGTCCATACTTGTCAGATAGCTGCACCAACTTATTACTTGTTGCTATCCTCTTGCTTCGTTCAAGATCGTCACCTGCATCAATAAATGATTCTCGTCTTGTAGGGCTGACATCAAACTCGGGACCAGTACGTACCTGTCCATTTATGCGCTGCATATCCAATGCCATACCCTGCTCTTGATACCCTTTCCATGTATTATTAAAATGTACCACAGGGTCTGTTCCAGCTGGAGGCTTCAATGCTTCTACCACTTTATCGGGTGCAGCATTGTGTGTACGTACAGCAGCAGTATTCAACTGCCGAACAGGTACAGGAACATCATCAGACAACTTCAAAAAGTCTGCAATCTTACTCAGTTGGTTATACTCTCCACCTTTTGTAATCATCAAACGTAGCGCATTTGCAATACCTTTTGCTTCAATCGCAAATGATGATGGAGCCTGGCCCGATGGTATCAAAGTTTGTCTAACAGCACCCTCGGGTATACCTGCCATTTGTCCTGTCAATGAACCTGTTTTGAGTCGTACACCACCCAACACATCCAAAGCAAACTCTTCCAATACACTGTCTTGCAAGAACTGCAACTCTTCATAAGCTAGCTTTTCTGTTGCGCCATTTGCTATCTTCTGTACTTTCTGTTGCAACTCAGCAGGTAGTTTTAATCCTGTTCGTGATTGCAATCGAAGAATCTTTTGAGCTGCTCTTGGATGAAGAACATTAGGAGACACTGTTTCAAAATATGATCGAACTTGTGTCTCAACTTTCTGCATCGCTGCAGTCTTTCCTGTACGAGGATTGACTACATTCTTGTACGGTACAGCAACATTTTGTCCTACATAAATGTAATCATCTGGGATGTTCTTCAAGAAGTTGTCTTTCATTACATCTGCTACTGCATTCCTTACAGCAGTATACACATGCTCAGATTGTCTTGCTATTTGTGACAGTTCAAATATAC